TTGAAACGAGTGAGGAGGATAATAGCCTAGTAGTAGGCGAAGGATATATAGCTACATGCTAACCACAAAGCAGGAAAAAATCTTAGCAGATTTTGCAACCGCAAATAAACATTGGCCTAAGGCGCAACTTGATGCAGCCTTATGGCAAGTCAAATGGAGCCTGCAGGCTTTACCACACCAACAAGAACCCGAGGGCGGGGAGTATGATACACTGCTGATGTTAGCAGGTCGAGGATCTGGTAAGACACACACCGCATCACATTGGATCGGTATCAGGGCTTGGAAGTATCCAGGCACCCGATGGTTAGTCACAGCGCCAACATCAAACGATATTAGGGCAACATGTTTTGAAGGCGACTCAGGATTGATGAACATCATCCCAGCCTCGCTGATAGAGACTTATAACAAATCATTATTTGAAATCACATTAACCAACGGTTCTATTATACAAGGCATACCGGGCTCAGAACCAGAACGGTATCGAGGTAAACAATTCCACGGCGCTTGGTTTGATGAGCTCTGTGCATTTGATTATATTGATGATGCATACGATGGTGTTCAGTTTACACTGCGATTAAAAGACCCACGCATTCCTCGTGTTCAGCAGATCATCACAACAACACCCAAACCAAAAGAATTAATTGTTGATTTGAATGAGGGTAAGGTTGGAGGTGATGTGTATGTCATCAACGCCAGTTCATACGACAACAAAGAAAACTTATCAGCTACGTTCTTCAAACAGTTAGAGTCATACGATGGAACTGACTTAGGGCGTCAAGAGATCTATGGTGAAATCCTAGATCCAGAAGCGTCGGGTATTATCAAACGTAAACAATTCCGTTTATGGTCAGCAAAGAAACCTACACCGAACCTTGAGTACGTGATTGCCTCATACGACCCTGCAACCAGTGAGAAGACACACAACGACCCAACGGCATGTACAGTCTGGGGCGTATTTGATCAAGAGGACGCGGGCACATCAATCATATTGCTGGACTCTTGGGATGCACATTTATCCTACCCAGAGTTACGACGTAAGGTGATTGAGGACTTCAAAGAGGTAGTCTATGGATCTGACAACGAGTTCGGTAAGGGACGAAAGGTAGATCTCATATTGATGGAGGATAAGTCAGCTGGTATATCATTGATCCAAGAACTCCAAGGTGCCAATGTCCCAGTTAGGGGTTACAACCCAGGCCGAGCAGATAAAGTTCAGCGTCTTAATATTGTAGCACCTATTGTTGCTAAAGGCAAGGTATTTATACCAGAAGATATTAATATAAAAGGCGAGTATGCAGAGTGGGCTAAACGCTTCATACGACAGGTATGTTCGTTCCCAGAAGCGGGCGGTCATGATGACTACGTTGATTCACTTTCACAAGCACTACGAGTTCTCAGAGACTCGGGATGGATTCAATTAGATCCGTTACCATCAAGGGATTATTCATACGCAGATGACTCTTCTAAGAAATATGCAAACCCATACGCTCAATAGGGCGGAATCTTTTCGGATTATGTATTAGTGTGCTTAGATATGAATCTTTTAGGCACCTATAATTAATATGGCAAAACAACCGCAAATCGCAATCCAAAAAGGTGGAAACTTGCCTACGTTAGATGATCGTGAAGACGATATCAAACAATCTGTAGAACAGGATGATGAGACTCATGAAATTGCAGATGATCTTGGTATTGATGATGCCGATGCAGAACAGGAAGTTATTGAATTAGACGATGGTTCTGTTGTTGTAAACTTTAAACCAACAAAAGGCCCACAAACAGATCCAGACTTCTATGAGAACTTAGCAGAAGTCTTTGACGATGGAACGCTAGACTCACTAGCAAATGAATATTTAGATTATATTGATGTCGATAGAGAATCAAGAAAACAACGCGACAAGCAATATGAAGAGGGTTTGCGCCGTACAGGTTTGGGCAAAGATGCTCCAGGCGGTGCAACATTCGACGGCGCATCCAAAGTTGTACATCCAGTTATGGCAGAAGCTTGCGTGGATTTCGCTGCATCATCAGCCAAAGAGTTATTACCCCCAGATGGTATTGTTAAGTCAAACATCAAGGGTGAGGCAAATACAATTAAAGAAGCTACTGCAGAACGTAAAGTAAACTTTTTAAATTGGCAATTATCAGAACAGATACCTGAGTATCGTGATGAGATGGAGCAGTTGCTAACACAACTACCATTGGGTGGATCACAGTTCCTTAAATGGCGTTTTGATCCAGAACAAAAACGTCCAACATGTGAATGGGTACCGATTGACAACATCTTGTTACCTTACGCGTCAACAAACTTTTATACTGCGTCTCGTAGTACAGAAGTACAAGACATTACAGAGGACATCTATCTACAACGTATTGAGCAGGGTATATACCGTGATACGGATGCTTCATATACATCTGACGCTCCTTTAAACGACCAAACACAATCAGAAAAAGCTAACAATAAGATTGAGGGCAAAGATATGCCTTCTAAAAATATTGATGGTCTTCGTCGTGTTTATGAGATTACTTGTTTTATTCGTTTAGACGATGATGATGTTTCAGAAGGCAAACGCGCTCCATACATTTTAACAATTGACGAGTCAAGCAGCAAGGTTCTTGGCCTTTACCGTAACTGGGAAGCTAACGATGAAAAACTTCAAAAATTGGATTGGTTCGTTGAGTTTAAGTTTATTCCTTGGCGTGGTGCTTATGCTATTGGCTTACCTCATCTCATTGGCGGTCTTTCTGCCGCTCTTACTGGTGCATTACGTGCTTTGTTGGATTCAGCACATATTAATAATAGCCAAACATTACTTAAATTAAAAGGTGGTCGTATTGGTGGACAGTCGGATCGTATTGAACCGACACAGGTAGTAGAGATTGAGGGAGCTCCAGGTGTAGATGATGTACGTAAATTGGCTATGCCAATGCCATTTAGTCCACCATCAAGTACATTGTTAAACCTATTAACATGGTTGACAGATGCAGCTAAGGGAGTAGTAACAACAGCAGAAGAGAAGATTGGCGAAGCTAATAACAATATGCCAGTTGGTACTGCACAAGCACTAATTGAGCAAGGTGCCAAGGTATTCTCTAGTATTCATGCACGATTACATCGTAGTCAAGCTAAGTCATTAGCAATCATCTCACGTATCAATCATTGGTACTTAAATGAGATGGATAATGAATCAGGCGAAGAAATTGAAGTTAGAGACTTTGCTAACAACAATGATGTCCGCCCAGTTTCAGACCCTAACATATTTTCAGAAACACAACGCCTAGCTCAAAACCAAGCAATTTTACAGCTTGCTAGGGAAGCCCCACCAAACATGTTTGACCTACGGGCAACTTATCGTAGGGTTTTACAACAACTCAAGGTTCCAGCAATTGATGAGATATTACCAAACCCACAAGGTGCAAGTGAATCTAATCCAGCGTTAGAAAACGTATCCATGACAATGGGCCGTCCGGCCGCAGCATACCCAGACCAAGATCATCTAGCACATATTCAAGTACACTTGGAATACACAAATAATCCAGCGTATGGTGGTAGCCCAGTAATTGGGCCAACATTAACACCACATATGTTAGATCATTTGAAACAACATTTAACGCTACATTACTTGCAATCAATGCGTTCATATGTATCTCATGCAGCCGGTGGTAAAGATGTATTTAAACTGCATGAAGAAAGTCCAATGGACGCTGAATCTCAGCAAGCATTGGCCCTAGCAGCTCAGATGGTTGATCAAGATGCCACTCAGATCCTAGGTCAGTATTTACCAAAAATTAATGAGCTTGCACAAAAAATGCAACAGATGCAACAAGGTCAACAACAAGCTGCTGCAGATGCAGATCCAACGGCTCAAGTTATCCTTAAAACACAAACGGCTGAGACTCAACGTAAAGCTCAAGAAGCTCAGGCTAAAATGCAACTTGAAACAGCATCACAACAGCAAGAGTATCAAATTAAAATTGCTGAATTGCAACAAAAAATGCAAGAACTTGAAGCTAAATATAAAACACAATCAACTATTGATTCACAACGTAACGCCACAAACATTGCAATGGCAGATATCAATAACTCTTCTCGTGAACGTATTGCAGAAATTTCAGCTCAAGCTCAATTATCACAAAGTCAGCTACAAATGCAACACGAGCAAGACACTACAGCGTTCATGACGTCACAAGAAGCAGCTAGTGATATCAGACAGCATGGTATTGATATACAACAACAAGCATTTACGCAACAAGCTGAAGCAGCTCAACAGCAAGCACAACAGCAAGCACAACAGGCACATCAAGCTGATCAACTCCATCCTGGTTATCTGAAGACCAACGAAATGAAATTCAAGAATTTTATGAAATGGCTAAAGCATTAGAAAATATTTTCCCTTGGAAGCAACATGTAGATCATATTGTTCCATTAAAAGGTAAAAACGTATCGGGATTAAATGTTCCTTGGAATCTTCAAATATTATCAGCGCATGAAAATATTACAAAAAGTAATAAATATTAGGGCAGATATAACTATTGCTGTGTATTAGTAATAATATACAGCAATAGAAAGAATATCGCATGGTTGATTTAATAGGCGAAATCCTGAAGAGGATTAAGGCCGCAGAATTTAATACTAAAGAAGCGTTAGCTTCTGGTACACACATCCAAACTTTTGAACAATATCAGAGGTTATTGGGTACTTGTGAAGGATTATCACAATCTCTCACATTAATCGAAGGCATCCTATCAGAGGACGATGAAGATTTAAATAACTAAGTTCCGTATGGGACAAGGAGAATGGCCGTATGGCTATAGTAGCAGATTATAATGTAAATGCTGAGGCTGATTTAAGAACCGAAGCAGAATGTTTCCCAATAATAGACCCGGGTGTAGAAGTTTCTGGTGATCGTGTGCTAGTTCAATTACGTCGTCAGAAGACAAAAAGCCGTGGTGGTATATTTTTAGTGGAAGAAACTACTCAAACCTTGAAATTTAATGAGACTGTAGCAAAAGTTGTCCAAATTGGACCTTTGGCATACAAGAGTCCAGATACTTTAGAGCCTTGGCCTGAAGGTAACTGGTGTGAAGTGGGTGATTTAGTGAGAACTATCAAGTATGGTGGTGATCGCTACGTAGTAGATGCAGAAGACGGTGAAGGTGCAGTGATATTTATTACATTGCAAGCCCGTGAAATCATCTCTAAGATTAAATCATTTGAATTCGCTCAAAAAATGAAAAGTTTTGTAGATTAACTTTGTATAAAGGATAGAAAATGGCAGAAGAAAAGAAAAATATTCCTATTAAGGAACATGAGGATGGAAGCGTACAAGCAAAGCTTAGCGCTTCAGACGTCGAAGAGTATGATGGGTTCGGAGTCGACGAAAAAGAAGAGAATCCCGAAGAATTAGAAGGTGATGAAGAAGGTGAAGAAGAAAGTTCTGAAGAATCTAACGATGATGATGCTGATAGGGAGCAAATCCGTGAAGCCCGTCGTGAAGAGCGCAGATTAAAGAAAGAATTAGCAAAACAGCGTGAGGCATCATCCAAACATAAGATTAGTGCACTAGAAAAACGTAACGAAGACCTAGCAAAACGCCTAATTCAACTAGAAAACGGCGCTGCATCGCTTCGTTTTGCACAGATAGACAAAGCCGTGGAAGATGAAGCCACCAGAGTCGAATATGCAAAGATGAAGATGTTACAGGCCGCCCAAGCAAATGATGCTGCAGGTCAAATTGAGTATTTAGATCAATTAACAGATGCAAAACAAAGATTACTGCAAGTACAGCATTATAAAAAGAAACAGTTAGAAGAAGCTAATCGTCCTACCCAAAATGTTCCAACACCTATGGCTGCTGAGGTTCAACAACAAGCAACCCACTGGTTAAAGAAGAATTCTTGGTATGACCCAGAAGCTCGTGATACAGATAGTAGAATTGCCAAAGTAATTGATCAAGAGTTAGCATCAGATGGTTGGGATCCAGCGGATTCTGAGTACTGGGATGAGCTTGATAATCGTTTAGCTGCAAGATTACCACATCGTTATACAGCAGGCAGCAAGAATGCCAAAAGGTCTGCAGGACCTACAGCATCGAGCCGTGTAGCGAATACATCAACAGGTCGACCTAATACCATCACATTAAGCCGTGATCGTGTTAATGCGATTAAGGATGCTGGTGCTTGGGATGACACAGATAAACGAAATAAAATGATCCGCGCATACGCTTCGTATGACCGCGCTAATAAAGGATAATTATAATGGCTAACAATCGAATCACTCGCGACTTAGATGATCGCATTTCTGATAGAGTACAAGAAGTAAAGGACAGGTCTACATTGGCCAGTTCAGATGATATCGCACATCGCGAACGCCTAGATGCGTTCAGAGATAAATGGCAAAATAGTGCGTTGCCTGATATTCCGGGAAGTGCAATCCCAGGAATGCACTTGTGTTGGTTGAGTACCACCAATACATATGACAGTATCGACAAACGTATGGCATTGGGTTATGAACCAGTTAAAGCTAGTGACTTAGGTAAAGGCTTTGAAGGACTAGGTAAAATGAGCTCGGGCAAGTTTGAAGGCTGTATTACTTGTAATGAAATGATTCTCTTCAAGTTACCTGAAGATGTCTATCAAGAAGTTATGCATTTGTTGCACCTTGAGGATCCCCTCGAGCACCAACGAAATATCACGGCTAATGTTCGTGACACTGCTGATGGTAAAAAGGGCGGGCGTAGTATTTTGGAAGGCGGACTTTTGGAAATGGAAAGAGATGCTTCAAAAGCAAGTAAAAACATTCGTTTTCAATAACTAACTTTAAACACAAAGGAATAGACATATGTCTACAGTATTTCAACCCTTTGGTCTGAAACCTGCCTACCACCCAAGTGGACTTGATCGTGCAGTACCTTTTGTCGGTACTAACTCATATTCAAACGGCGTTTCATACAGTGCTAACTACTCTTTGTCTTCTGGTCAATCTTTTTTCCAGTACACTCCAGTAGCTATCACTACAACAGGCCAACTTACACTCGCAAACCAAGCCGCAGCATCTGGTAAAGTTTACGGTTCTTTTGACGGTGTAGAGTACACTAACTCAGATGGTCGTCGCGCAGTTGCGAAGTCAATCTCTTTAGTTGCTTTAGCCGCCTCAACTCAAGTTATTTTCTGGATTTTTGCAGACCCTGCATTAGTTTATGAAATTCAAGTAAACGGTTCTGCTACTACTAGCGCCGTAGGTACTGAATACAACTTTGATACTACAGCAGGTTCTACTGTTTCTGATGGTTATACTATCGGTATCGGCGGATCAGGCTTCTCTACTACTGCGTTGCTTGCAACAGCAGTTGGTACTGGCGTTCAAGGTCAAGTTCGTGTTGTTGGATTAGGCCGCGAAGCAGCTTACCCAGCAGGAAACACAAACGCTTGGGGCGATGCATTTACTATCGTTCAAGTTCAGATCTCTAACAATGCATTTGCCGCTCCGTCGGTCTCTGTATAATTAACGAAAGGAAATAGCAATGGCAACCCCAATGCGTAGTACGGACTTTCGTGCGGTAGTCGAACCGATTATCAACGAGGTCTTTGATGGTGTATATGAGCAACGTGACGATGAGTGGAAAGGATTTGTTGAACAAACAACAGGTATTCCACGTAACTATCACGAAGAAGTAATGTTATTTGGTATGAACGCAGCTCCTGCAATGCCTGACGGCACTCCAGTTAGCTATGACCAAGGTGGTACGTTATATATCACACGTTTTATCTATCAAATTTATGGCTTAGCTTACGCTATGACTAAAGTTTTGATGGAAGACGGCGATCATATCCGTATCGGCAGTACTTTTGCAAAACACTTAGCTCAATCTATGATTGAAACAAAAGAAACTTTATGTGCTAACTTATTGAACTTTGCCTTTACAAGTGGCTACACTGGTGGTGATGGCGTTACGCTAGTCAACTCAGCTCACCCAATTGCAAACGGTGGCACTTTCAGTAATCAATTAAGCACTGCAGCTTCAATGTCACAAACATCAGTTGAACAATTATTGATTCAAATCCGCTCTGCTGTAGACAATAACGGTAAACGTATTCGTCTTAAAGCTGAACGGTTAGTAGTTCCACCAGCACTAGAATTCCAAGCTGAAGTTATCTTGAAATCTGTGTTGCGTTCAGGTACTGCTGACAATGATTTGAACCCTATCAAATCAACAGGTATGTTACCAAAAGGCGCTCATGTAGTTACTCGTTTGAGCTCTTCTAAAGCTTGGTGGATCCAAACAGATGCAGAAAATGGCTTAATGCTAGTTATGCGTCGTCCGATGGAAAAATCTGTCGAGGGCGATTTTGAAACTGACTCAATGCGCTATAAAGCAACTGAGCGTTATAGTACTGGTTGGCATGATGCCCGGAATATTTACGGCACTGCTGGACTTTAGTATCCTGTAAGAAATAAAAAAGCTACCCTTAAAAAAGGTAGCTTTTTTACATTTAGGCGAGTATAATATTAAAAATATGGTTGAAGATAAAGAAAATCAAAAAAGATTAGCAAAAGAATGGTATGAGAAAAATAAAGATCGCGCTAAAGAAAATGCTCGTCAGTGGGCTTTAAATAACCCAGATAAAAGAAAGGAAATTATAAGAAAATGGCGAGAAGAAAATATAGAACAATACAAGGCTACTAATAGAAATTGGACTTCAAAAAATCAAGATAGGAAAACAGCAATAGAAGGTAAACGTAGATCTTCTAAGTTATTAAGAACACCAAAATGGCTCACAGCCGATGATATAGAGCATATGCGGGCTTTATATTCTTTGGCAGCAATGTTTCAAAGAGAATCAGGTATTATGTATCATGTGGATCATATTATTCCCCTACAAGGCAAACTGGTATCAGGGCTTCATGTACCAAATAACCTTCGTGTCATTCCCGCAGTAGACAACCTTAAAAAATCAAATAAACACGTTATGTAGGGCGTGAATTCCTTGTTATATGTATTAGTGGTATTAGGAAGAATCATCCCACTCTGACTACCGACCTTCCCGGTAAGACGACTTAGAGACAGATTGGGATAACCACTAAGATAAGGAACTATCATGTCATCAACATTTACCACACCAATTCGCGTATTCAAACGCAACAACCCAACAAACAACGGTGTTATCACTCCAGACAACACAGGCGCAGCTCAAGTATCTCAACAAGTATCATTTTCTGGTGTAGCTGCCGCTGGAGCAATTACAACATATGGTATTGGTTCTCAATCTACTACTACAGATTCTATAGTAATCCCTGCAGGATCTTTAGTTCAAAATGTTCAATTATTTGAAACTACTGCCCCTTCAGCATTTACTGGATTAGTAATCACAGTAGCAATCGCAGGAACTACAGTAGGGGCTATTACTCCATTAACTACAGGCGGCCTAATCCAATTTGTTCCTGCAGCAACAACCGCAGCCGCAGCACTATTAGCAAACGTTGGTGTAAATGATGTAACAGTAACGTTCACAGTAGGAACTACTTCAGGAGTAACAGGAACATTAGCTGGAGTATTTTCAATAGACTACACAGCGCGTAACGTAGATGGTTCTATCGTTGCTTACGGTTCTGGATACACAAACTCATAATTAATTAGTGACGGAGCAATCCGCCTCTCTTAACATAAAGGATAATTAATTATGGTAACAAATTTACAACAAACGTCACCCCCACATTCTGTTACGGTTCAAGGAGCTTATGAGCCATTTGATCTTCAAGTTGCGCGTAACCAAATCATGGGACATCAAACAATCAATGTGTTTGGGTACCAAGCAGCCGTATCAACAACAGCTATTCCGGTGTGGGAAAATGCTGCGGTTTATGTATACCCAACGGTAGCATCTACCTTAACTTTAGTAAGTACCTCAGCCTCAGACAATACATCAGCTTCTGTATTAATTGGTGGTTTAGATGCTAACTTTAACCCTATATCAGAAATATTATTTTTAAATGGTGTAACTGGCGTAACAACAGTTAATAGCTATTTACGTATTAATAGTATGGTTCTTGTATCACCAGGATCAAGTCAAAATACTAACGTCGGAGTAATTACACTTAAACAAACATCCAACACCCTATCTCAAATTAATGCGGGTATTGGTAAGTCACAAAGTACTATTTACACAGTACCTAACGGATACACATTATTTTTAGATCAAGTAGAAGTTAATTCATCAAATAGTTACACAAGTGCTACGATTTTAACGTACAAAGTTCAAACAATTAATAATACAAATGGTGTTAAATTAGTTGTATTACAACAACCATTTGTGGCTATTTATACTATTACCAGACCAACGGACCCATTTGTATATGCAAGTAAAACAGATATTCAATGGTTATTAAATACTAGCACAGGAACTGTTGCCGCTGGAGTTATCGTAGTTGGTAAGTTAATTAAGAATGATGGCCAAACTGCTTAATGCCGGTTTATCTTGACACGCTGGGTAATTCTGTCCTATCTGTAGCGATCTGTGATCGTTGCAGTAGGAAGTTCCCGTATGTTGATTTAATGCCAGACCCGAACTTTCCGGGCATGCGAGTATGTAAAGATGATTTAGATGATTTTGATCCTTGGAGACTTCCAGCGATCCAGACAGAGAACATTGCACTAAGATTTCCAAGGCCAGATGTTTCTGTAGCTGTGGACACAGCACAGGTACAGACACAAGATTATAATGCTATGTTTATTGAGGGAACTCCTCCATATTCAGGAGCACAGGGTAATTTAACTATAGGTCCAGTAGCGGAGTTTGGTAATACTTATACGCCCCCTGTACCACCGCCTGCGCCAGTTGAAGGATTACCCCCTACAGTATTAGGGGTTAATCCTAATGTGGCAACACATAATGGCGGTACGATTGTAACAGTACAAGGGTTGAACTTTACGTATGCCATGGGAGTTTCTTTTGGAGGAGCTTCTGTGACAACCATGATTGTACTAGATGATAGAAATATTGTAGTAACAACCCCTGCTCATGCAATTGGCGCGGTTGATGTAGTAGTGACAAATCCTTATGGGTTAGGCACTGGATCTAAAGCTTTTAACTACCTATAAAGATAACTCATGGATCAACCCATATCACAACTACCCATAGCCACAACCATCACAGGTGAAGAGCTTACAGTAGTTGTACAACGAGGAGTAACCAAGCAGACACAAGTAAGCCAAGTGGCTAATGCTATCTCTCCGGGTAAGCTGATTACGAGTGTTACTTTTGATAGTAATAGCAATTTAATATTCCACTATAGTGATGGTACAACATCATCAGCGGGACCAATTCCGGGATATGTAAGTGCAACAATTAACGGGTCTGGTCACTTAATACTGACCAACTCACTAGGATATACGACAGACGCGGGTAACGTAGTAGGGCCAACAGGCTCTCAGGGACCAACGGGTGCGACAGGTGCAACAGGTGCGACAGGCCCAGCAGGAACTCCAGGAACTCCGGGAGCCGCGGCTACAGTAGATGTAGGTGTTACAAACACAGGCGCACCGGGAAGTTATGCCTCTGTAAATAACTCAGGCACAACAAGTGATGCAGTATTTAACTTCACTATTCCTGCAGGCGCTACAGGCGCACAAGGTCCAACGGGTACTACAGGGGCAACAGGACCCGGAGTACCTGTAGGCGGGAATACTAATCAAGTACTAGCTAAAATAAATAGTGCTGATTTTAATACACAGTGGGTTTACTTACCGGGCACTGGAACAGTAACAAGTGTAGATGGTTCCGGAGGGACTACAGGGCTATCTCTATCAGGCGGCCCAATTACGGTTGCTGGTACACTTACCCTTGGTGGCACACTAAACGTCGCTTCAGGGGGCTCTGGTGCAGTCAGTTTAACAGGGTATTTGATTGGAAATGGTACCGGACCCTTCACAGCGTCAACTACCATACCAAACACAGCAATCACTGGGTTGGGCACTATGTCCACTCAAAATGCTAACGCGGTCGCAATTACAGGTGGTACTATTCAAGGGGTAGCGCTTACCCTCGATAGCTTGAACAATACACCAGTGGGTAATGTTACATCATCCACGGGAGCATTTACCTCATTAACAGCTACTGATGGTGTTATATTAGCATCATACACTGGTTACGTGTATGCCAATGGTAATGGTGTAATAACAGTAAGCCCAACAGTTCCGACAACAAACTTGTCAGGGACAGTATCAAACGCACAGTTAGCAAACAGCTCTTTAACAATCAATGGTAATTTGGTAAGCCTCGGTGGGACAACCACCGTGACGGCAATCAACCCTTTTGCACTAACAATAGGCACCGGACTATCAGGTACAAGCTACAATGGCTCTGCGGCAGTAACGGTAGCATTAAATAACACAGCAGTTACAGCAGCATCTTACGGCTCTGCCAGTGTAGTACCAACCTTTACAGTCAATGCCCAAGGGCAATTAACCTTAGCAACTAACGCAACTATCAGCATTCCATCGAGTGCTATTAATACAGCCATCCCTAATAGTGGACTGGCAAACAGTGCGATTACTATCAATGGGTCAGCAATCAGTTTAGGTGGAACAGTTTCAGTTGGTACAGTAACATCTTTAACCTCAACTACATTAACAATAGCTGGGACAAGTGCAGTACCTACAGTCAACCTCACTAGCGGAATTGTTACTGCAGGAACTACAGGATCAGCAACATTAATTCCGGTAGTTACGGTTGATACATACGGTAGGGTGACAGCGGTTACAACAGCGGCTAATCCACAGGGTACTGTAACAAGCGTCTCTGGTACAGGTACAGTCAATGGTATTACATTAACAGGAACTGTAACATCCACAGGAAGTCTCACATTAGGTGGTACTTTAGGGTCTATAGCAAATAGTCAATTGACTAACAGTACCATCTCTGGCATCTCGTTAGGTAGTAACTTAGTAGCATTAACCATTGGTACAGGCCTATCAGGCACGAGCTACAATGGTGGAACAGCAACAACAGTAGCCATTGCAAATAGTGGTGTAACAACAGGCACTTACGGGTCAGCGAGCGTTATTCCAGTAATTACTGTCAACGCTCAAGGGCAGATTACCAATGTCACAACACAGGCTACCAACGCTCCAGTATACCAAGGAACGTGGAATGCCAGTACTAATACTCCAACATTAACAAGTAGTGTGGGTACACAAAGTTATTACTATGTAGTATCTGTAGCGGGTACTACAAACCTTAACGGCGTGAATGCTTGGAACGTAGGTGACTGGGCAATATTTAGTGGTACCACTTGGACCAAGGTTCCGGGGTCTGCGTCAGAGTCGTTTACTAACTTAACAACTACTAACTTAGCAGTTACAGGACTAACAGGATATACATATGCCAATGGAGCAGGTAACTTAACTGCCTCGACTACGATACCAACCACAGCACTAAGTGGTACAGTAACAAATGCACAGTTAGCGAATAGTACAATATCAGGCGTCTCATTAGGTAGTAGTCTAGCTGCATTGACCATTGGTACAGGACTCTCAGGAACAAGCTACAGTGGTGGCACAGCGGCAACGATTGCAATCAGCAACACGGCAGTCACAGCAGGCGCCTATACCAATGCAAATATTACAGTAAACGCTCAAGGGCAGATTACTTTAGCAGCAAATGGATCTCCCGGCGGAGTAACCACATTCAGCGCGGGTACGACA